ACAAACAAAACCACGTAATATATCTACCACTTGTAGATTTTTGTTTAACAATATTTAAAAGAAAAGGAAAATAATGAAAGAAATTAATAGTAACATTTTATCTGATATCACTGTTCATATGAAATATGCTAAATATAATCCTGAGTTAAAACGTAGAGAAACTTGGGAAGAATTAGTAGATAGAAATATGGCAATGCATATCAAGAAATACCCAGAGTTGGAGGTTGAAATAAGAAAAGCATATAGTTATGTATTTACAAAACAAATACTACCATCTATGAGAAGTTTACAATTTGCTGGAAAGCCAATTGAAATATCTCCTAATAGATTATATAACTGTTCTTATTTACCTGTTGATAGCTTAGACGCCGACATCAGACCTAAAGGTGCTAGGCTAGTGACATCAGGTGGTAAAGCACCTGGTCCACAGCCTTTGAAAGAATGTTTAATAAAAGTTGAAGGTATTTTAGAAGCAAAAGATGATGGTTCAACACTCACCTCACTAGAAGTACATGATATTATATGTCATATAGCCGATGCTGTATTAGCTGGTGGTATCAGACGAGCTGCTTTAATTAGTTTGTTTACCGCTACCGACGACGACATGATATCTTGTAAATCTGGTAATTGGTGGGAAACTAATCCACAAAGAGGTAGATCAAACAACTCAGCTGTTTTAATGAGACATAAAATAACTAAAGAGTTTTTCATGGACTTATGGAAACGAGTTGAATTATCTGGAGCTGGAGAGCCTGGCATATATCTTAACAATGACAAAGATTGGGGTACAAACCCTTGCTGTGAGATAGCGCTTAGGCCTTTTCAGTTCTGTAACCTTTGTGAAGTTAATGTATCTAATATTAAAGATCAAGATGATTTAAATAATAGAGTTAAAGCCGCAGCGTTTATTGGAACACTGCAAGCTGGATATACTGACTTCCACTATCTTAGAGAAATATGGAAAGAGACAACAGAGAAAGACGCTCTTATAGGTGTGTCAATGACAGGAATAGGGAGTGCCGCTGTGCTCCAAATGGATATGAAGGCCGCTGCAAATATCGTGACAAAGGAAAACGCACGAGTAGCGAAACTAATAGGGATTAATTCATCAGCTAGATGTACAACTGTAAAACCTGCAGGGACGACATCTCTGGTCCTCGGAACGTCTTCGGGTATTCATGCTTGGCATAATGATTATTATGTCCGTAGGATGCGCGTAGGAAAGAATGAGGCTATATATAATTATCTAATAGATAATCATACGGAATTAATTGAAGATGAGTACTTCAGACCTCACGATACTGCTGTTATTTCCATACCACAAAAAGCACCTGATGGTTCAATACTTAGAACTGAATCACCATTTGATACTCTTGAAAGAGTTAAGCGCGTCGCTGAAGAGTGGATACGACCTGGTCATAGACGAGGTAGCAATACACATAATGTGTCAGCAACTATATCTTTGAAAGAGAGTGAATGGAAAAAAGCAGGTGAATGGATGTGGGATAATAGAGAGTATTACAATGGATTATCTGTATTACCATATGATGGTGGTACATACACACAAGCTCCGTTTGAGGACATTGACGAAGCGAAATATAATAAAATGTCCAAAGTATTATCTAATGTAGATTTAACGAAAGTTATTGAAGCTGAGGATAACACAGATCTATCAGGCGAGTTAGCTTGTGCTGGTGGGTCATGTGAAGTTGTTTAATTTAATAAAATTTAAAATATGAATTTACCAGAATTGTTAGACACTATGCAAGATGAAATGCACAGTGCACACGAAGAAATAGAAAAGTTTATGAGTGGAAATAAATCCGCGGGAACTAGAGCTAGAAAGAGTATGCAGACAATTAAGGAGGCTGCTCAAAACGTGAGGAAACAAATTCAGACTATTAAAAATAGCTAAGTATAATATACTTAAAATAATAAAGGGGCTTTTTAGCCCCTTTTTTTATCCAATATTTTTCTTTTTACTTTTAGTTTTTCTTTTTGCAATGTTTCTACCTTTTTTACCACTTATATTAGCCGCGCTTTTAGCAAGACTCGCCGCGCCTATACCTTGACCAACTACAGGTAGCATAGCACCCGCGCTCATCGCAGCATCCGTGGTGTGTCTTTTAACAGCCTTTTTATCACCTCTAATTTTAGCACCTACAGCTCTAGCGCCAGATATAGCTGTGTTAGCTAAATCAGCTACGTTACCTACGCCTGGAACTAAACCAGCTGCTGACAATGCTGTTTGAGCTTTATCTAATCTTTTACTTGTTTTACCCTTCGTATAAGGACTCCAACCTTTCATTTTAAACGCCATAATCTACTTGTTTAATCTTTTAACTTGTCTTCTTTTTTGCGTATACGCCATACTATTTTTTATTTTTTTTCTTATTATGCTCAGCTCTCATTTCAGCCATGCTCTTTGCTTTAGTACCTGTGATATTTGCGCCTACGTTCGTAGCGTTATCAACCACAAAATCGTGTACTTTTCTTATTACTTTACCTGCTTTTGTTTTTCCCTCAGATAACACTTTATCAGCATATCTTTTACTGAGAGATTTTTTATCTTTTTTTAACGCTGAACCAGTACCTTTACCAAAGTTCATACCTTTCATTTTAAATGCCATATTATCTTATGTTTTATATATTAACAATTCCATCTACGTCTAGCTGCTTTACCTCTTTCACTAGTCCAACTTCTTGACCTAGCACAAAACGACTTTCTTCTTTTAGCAGCTTTACTACCAGGTTTTAGTTTAGATGGTTTTGTAGTTACAGCAGTCCGCAACTTACTACCTGGATTATTTCTTTTATATTCATCAACACCTTTTTGAGTAATACCACCACCAGCAGCTGCTCCAGTAGCACTTTTATCTTTAGACACAGGATTAAAGTTTTTACCTCTACCTATAGTTCTACGAACATCTGCTTTTTTAAAAGGATTATTTGATTGTATGTAAGCCATTATTCACCACATTTTTTTGATGGATCATCTACTCTTCTCCAGTCTTCTTTTTGAAACCAGTCTCTTAATGTAGCACCTTTTTTACGTGCTCCTTTAACATTTGTTTTAGATGATCTTTTATATTTACCTTGAGCACCAGCCGCTCGTTTAGAGCGAACAAGCTCTTGTCTTTTTTCTTTACTTAAGCCACGTATCTTAGCTGCTGGTAAACAAGTTTTAGTTGTACCACCGCCTTTTTGTTTTTTAAATGGGTTTGATTTCTGTATATAAGCCATTACACTTTATCCTTTACATGTTGATACATTGCTTCACCTAGTTTTTCGCCCATTATACTATCAGATTTATAATGAGCCTTAGCTGTTCTTCTACTATCAGATATTTTTTTACCAGCTTTAATAAACTGCTTTGATGCTTTAGGAAACTTATCTGCTAGTATTCTACCTATTAATATACCTTGAGTTGAATGTCCACTAGGATATGAAGGTGTTTTCATAGAACTCATTTCATAGTCCTGCATGTTAATACCTAACTTTTTAGCTATAACTTTAGGTCTAGGTCTATTGAAATGTTTTTTTAATTTAGTTACTATAGGTGCAGATTTTTTTATTAAATCGCCAACTAACTTAGAGTCATAGTTTGTTATATTATTTTTAGCAGCTATATCAGCAAACGTTTTTTCTATATTATCATACCTTTGAACAGATGTTTTATTCATGGGTATAGTATTAAGTTGCTTTACCTCCTGCATTGTATTAAAAGAATTATCAGAAGGCGGTTTTATGTTTTTAAACTTATCTATATTAAAACCTTTAAACATTTTTATTTTGCTTTTTTAATTTAGCTTTAGCAGTTTTAGCTAATCTAGCTTGCTCCATTTTACCCATAACTTTAGCTCTCTGTTCTAACACAGTTAATATCTGTACCTTTCTAGCATATGGTTTATTTATATTCATAACTTTAGCTATAGTCTTTCTAGCATCAGCTACTGTTGCAAACTTAATACCAACAGTATCTTTAGGGTTTTCATCTGTATATAATCTTCTTCCACTACCTTTAGGTTTTTTACCTGTACCAACTAGTGGATCTTTTTTAAGAGGTGAATCTTCTTTTTTACCCAAACGTTTTCTAACTATGTTCATAACTGTTTTCATCTTACGAGCATAGCTAGGTTTTTTACCTCTATTAAAAACGTACTGTTGATTTAAACTACTTATTATTTTAGATAAGTTACTTTTTCTAGTTTTAATAAGCCATGACGCTAAAGCATTTGGTGCTAATTCCTTAAATTTACCTTTAGCATCTGGTGCGTCTGAGTCGTGCCAGGTAATTGACTTAGATGTTTTCTTAGCCATTATTTACTGCCCCCCATATTTACTAGGACCACCAGCCTTAGTACATCTTACACCCCAGCCAGAAGCATAAGCACTTGGCCATACTTTAAACTTACGTTTAGCTGCGGATTTACAAGGTCCACTTATTTTTTTCATTGGAGTGTTTTTTCTTCTAGATTTTAATGCTTCTTCTCGAGCTTTATTCTTTGCAGCAACATCTTTTATTTGCCTGCGGTATTTTTCACCATCTATTGAAGTTGATTTTTTTATTACTTTCTTCTCCATTTTCATAGCACTAGCTGCTTTATCTATTTTACTAGCTTGATCAGCGTGAAGCTTGCTAGCTTTTTTTAATTGAGTAGAAACTTTATTTAACGAAGCTTTACTTAATTTAAAAGGATTATTCATCTGCTCCATGCGACGTCTACCACAGCCAGTTCTAGGTATAGGATTATTTTTCTGTACGTAAGCCATAATTACTTGTTTCTTTTTCTTCTAATAGCTTGTTTTAGTCTAGAGCCTTCAGTTTTTCTAGCAGCTCTATTGTGTTCTCTTTCAAGCTTATTTAACTTCCTTTTTAATTGTCTTTGCTTTTTCTTATCTACCGCACCAACTGAACCACCTGTTTCTTTAAGCATCATGGGAGCATTATACATTTTACCTTTTCCACGACCACGTCCCTCTGAAACAGTACGTGCTATTCCTCCTCTTTTTCTTTTTCCTAATATGCTACCAAGCGCTCCACCAGCTAACGCGCCAACAGGTCCGCCTAACGCTAAACCAGCTAAAGCTCCTTTACCTGTACTACCTAAAGCACCACCTAAAGCTTTACCAATTTTACCTATAAATTTTTTAGGAGATTGTTTTTGAGGCTGACCAATACGTTTGCCTGCTGCTCTTTCTTTTGCTTTTCTAATCGCTTTAGAAGCAGCGTCGATTGTGGGACGTACTGGTCCAGCAACTAAAACCTCTGGATTATTTTTTATAAAATCTTTAGCCTTACTAGCTAATTTTTTTAAATTTCTACGTTTATCCATAGTACCAGTTGTAGCTCCATCTTTCTTTAGTTTAGTGGGAGCTTTATCAACAGCTGCTTTAAATTTAGGATTGTTATCTAGCTTACCAGCTTTAGATGCTGCTTTCAACCCAGCGTTAAAATTCATTGGCGTAACTGTATCTCCGAAGTTTTTTCTCATAGGTCCTTCTTTACCCGCTTTCATTTTAAATGCCATAATTATTGAAATTTATTTAGTATTATTGTATCAATAGAATTTTGTATAACTTTTTTATCAGCTTCCAATTGAAACATAATGTTTGCGTTAAACCTACATTTTTCCACACCATTGTCGAATATAACAATTGTAGGTATAGCTGTTATATTGTACTCAGCCTGTAAATCAGAGCAATGCATTATATCAACTCTATATTTACTAGCTTCTTTTAATTTATTTATTTCTTCAAATTGATTTTGTTTATTCCAATCAGCCCAAAATTCTACCACAGAAATATCTTTAGCTATTTTACTATCAAAGTTGCTAACAGTAATAACCTCTTGAGCTAAACCCATTGCTGTGCCAAGAAAATATATAATTACTATAGTAGCAATATAAGCCCAAGTTGTAATGTCTATTCTTTTTTTCATTATCTTAATTCTTTTATTTCTTCTTTCAACTCGTCAACTTCCTTAACTAACGCATCAATTTTATTTCTAGCCATTTGATCTTTCATGTTAAACTCCATTCTAGTTGGAGGCCAAGTGTTAGTAGCGGCTGGGTCACCCATATCAATTGTGTATATACCTGTTCCAGGTTTTGGCAACTCTAACGCTTGTTCAACTTTACTTTCAAGCTCTGAAAACTTAGAATTTATTGTTGCCATTAAACCAAAATAAGCTGATATAACTGTAGCGACAGCTACAACTATACCAACTAAAGTTTTAATACTTATTTGAAACTTACTATCTTCTGATAATTCTTTTGTCATTATTTTTTATAATAAATTTTACCATTCTCTATATACAATCCTTCTCTTATTAGGATCGCTTGTCCCTTTATATTATATATTACACCATTTGTTTTAGATTTATCTACTACCTCCATAATAGCGGAATTACAAGGTAAGCCTGAATCACAGTCTATGTACTCTGTATTTATTACCTCAATGTATTCTACAACTGTATCAACTACAAATATTTCTATATATTCAGTTTGTGTTTCTACTATCGTGTCGTAAACAATAACATCAACGTATTCAATAACATCAATATACAATGTATCTAATACATCCTCGTAAACAAAAACCGTGTCAGTTATATAAATGTATTCTGGAACAAAAGTTTCAATCTCAAATGTGTCTATAACGATGTTTGTTATATATTCGGTTTCAACTATTGTATCAAATTGAATTACTGTTTCATATATATAAAATGGTACTTCAATTTCAACAGTATCTATTTCTATAACAGGAATATCAACATATACCGTATCACATGGTGGTGGTGGTGGTGGAGCACAGTCTTCAGGCGAGGTAGGAACAGCCCCGTTTTCATCACCCTCGTCTACACAATCAACCCAACCATCGTTTAACCATTGATTTATAACACAACCCATTGGTGCATATTGAGTCCAGTTAGCTGGATCATCTCCACAGTAATAACCTTCTGCTTCAGCGCAGTCTAAACATAATTGTTGAAAATCGTATTCTTGCGCATTAACGAACGAACTAATAAACGCAAATAGTATTATAATATATTTCTTCATAGTATTAAATTTTTTTTATTTAGTATTTCTTTTCATTTCTCTTCTAGCTCTTCTTTCTTTTCTTCTAGCTTTTCTCTTTTCTCCTTGTCCTACACCTAGAAATTTACCAACCTTAGTGTCTTTGAACTTTTTTCTAGTTTCAACTGTTGATTTAGTTGATTTAGTTGTTGGTTCTTTTTTTCTACCCACTAGCTCGTCGTGCTCAAGTTTCGCTTTGTCTACTTGCTTATCGTAATAATTTTCTTTTTTAGATTCTTCTTTTTTATAGTAATCTTGTTTTGCAGCTTTTTGATCAGCGTATGGATCAACTCTTTTAAAGCCAGAAAAACCTTTCATCTTAAATGCCATTGTTAAAATATTAAATAGTTAAAACCAAACTTCACTTCATACACTGGTTTATCCCAGTACTTCATGTGAGTTCCTTCAATAAACATCCCAAGTGATTTTGTAATCCTTGAGCCGAACACAATACCAGCATCCCACTCGATATTGTCATATTTTTCTTCTCCATATTCAAACGAGTATTCGTCTAAACCGTAATGTAGTGGCAGGCAGTTTAACCAAAAGTGTAGCCATAGTTTAGGTGTATACTTGTAGTAGGCTAAACCCACAACAGCACTAAGTTCTCTTTGTAAACCTAGCTTTTCTAATTCACGTTCGTTAAACCTAGCAACAGCATCACCGAAGTAGTGGTGGAAAAACTCGTCATTTGAGGTAGCGATAAGTACGGAATCTCCACCACTAACATCATACCAATTTTGATTTATATAAAACCCCTGCATCCAAGGTTCTGATGCATAGCCAAAGTCTTCCGCTAAGTCTTGAAATGTATTTTCTCCTGGTACCCAAAAATCATCTATTGGAGTTATACCATACACTGGATGTATTCTAGCAACAGCGCCAATAGTAAAATCCCAATTACCCTTTGTTAATCTAAATCTAGTGTCAAACGATCCAAATCTTAAATCAACTCTTTGGTTGTCTGTGTATTGCATTTTAGTAACGCAACTGTTGCCTAAATATCTTAACCAGACATTTTGATTATTAAACTTTTCTCCACGCTCTCGAATAAAAGAATAGTTGAGTAAGTATTCCCAACCAACAGCATTACCTATTGTCACGTTATCACTTACGCCATCTTCTGTTCCGTAGTACCATGTTTTAACCTTGTATTCATAATCCATACGCGCAATTTTTCTTATACCAATTGTTAAGTTGTAATCATATGGATTAATTTCTGTAACATCTTCATATCCTTTGTCAACAGCAGTATAGTCTTCTGTTTCTACAAACGAAGTACCCATTGTCATCGATGTGTAGAAAGTTGAGTACTTAAAGAAGTCTTTTATTTGAGCAGTACAAATAGTACTAATCAATAAGAATAATATAATTAATTTTTTCATTTTCCTTGTCCGTTATATGCTTTTTTGTAGTTACTACTACCTTTAAATTTTGAGGTCTTTGATTTAGCGTGTACACCTCTTTTTACACGTTTCTTTTTTTCAAATGTATAAACTTTCTTAGCCATTAGATAGTCTTATATGTTATCGTAACCTTTTCTCCACACTCAATAGCTTCTGCTATACGTGGATAAATTCTTTTATATGCTTGAGTTGATTTACCTATAAAACCGTCCGTCGTGATTTGGTTATTTTCTTGTGAGTCTCCGACAAGTAAACACCCTGCTGTGTGTTCATCAGTATTTCCACAGTGAATAAGTATATACTCAAAACCAGGAACGTCAAGCACGTGAAGCATACCAATGTGAATATGAGAAAAGCGTTTAGAATATTTTGCGTGATATCCACCAACTTTTCTAAGACCCAATTTATATGTTCCGTTAGGTATTCTAGTTTCTCCATAAACCTTTTCATTACGTTGTTCATCTTCTAGTGTATACGCTAAAAATTTTTTTTGTTTAAATATACCATCTATTTCGTTTCCTTGTTGTATTGTTTCAAATAATATTCCATTAGTACTATCAGTACCACTGGAAAATCTAATTACTTCTAAGTTCATATTACTTTATTATTAAAGCGCAGTTAGCACCACCTGTTGTTGTTAATTTTAATTGAAATTTATTTTTTTGTTTAATAAAATCTATACCAGTAGAAACTATATCTTCATCTAATAACAAGCTTGCTCCAACCGGTATTTTAACATTAGCTATAATATCGTATTCATTAGTCGTATCATCTATGTAAAGTCTGTCTACAGTTAACTCGTTGCTATCGTGGGTGTTTGTTATTAGTATTCTATTTACAGTGATACTACTATCGTTAGTAGTTTTAGAAGACGTAGATAATAAATCTGTGTCAGTAGTGTTTCCCGTAAATTTTAAAAATTTTAACATTTATCTATGTTGTTTTTGCTATTGTTATTTTGCCTCCGTATATTATATCAGTTGTATCGCCTGGATTAAAATATATTGTACAAAACTTTTCACCATCCCCAACAATTTCTTTTCCTGATATAACAGCTTGGTCTGCGTTAAAATTAAATATTAAACTAGCTTGAACAGCAGCTGTGCCAGTAATATCGTTTTCATAAGCTATAAAAGCCGCTGTGGTGCTACCACCATCAACCCCATTTATTCTAAAATGAGTTGCTTCATATCCTTTAGGTATCATTTTTTGTGCAATATAACCAGTTGAAGCAGAGCTTGGCGCCATACTTCTTCCATCAGTTGCCATGTTTGGATAAAACCTATAACTAGATGCTGCTACAAAATCTTGAGGTAAAACTGGAATATAAAGATCTTGAATTACACCTATATTACTTCCTCTATATAACCCCGTTGTATTTACATAATTAGTTGCAGCACCAACTTCTAATTCTATATTAGCACCTGAATCTAACGTAACAGTTGTTCCTGCTACTTCAGCTGTTCCAGAGCAGTTTATAATACCAGATGCCATAGCTACAGAATCATCTGTGATAACTGTTGTGCCAGTGGTAAATCCACCTGCAGTTATAACTCCAGACGTTGTGTCATCACCTGAGTTAATTAAAAAAGCGTCGTCAACATTTATAGTTACATCGCCTGAACTTCCACCACCAGAGCAGTTTGTTCCAGCAGTTACAGATGTAATATCTCCACTTGCTACATCTTGCTTATATAGTTTACCACTAGTATCTACACCAACAACATGATCTTGAGCGGACTCAGTTAAGTTTTCTAAATAAACATCAGATCTAAACCTAGATATTAAACTCCATATATGTTGACCTATCCATTTCATTTTAATAATTTATAACTACATGCCGCAAGAACGATTGCTGTTACACATATTGGGCAAGGGCACATTATATTTCAAATCCAAAATTAAACACCATCAACTTAAATCTAGCACAGCTTTTCTTTTTGTTTTCACAAACCCAACAAGGACAAAACATTAATTCAAATACTGTTAATGTACTTATTCTCAATGCTAATTCATATTTATCTTTCTTATTACCTGCTTTCCAGGAGTTTATCCAATTTATCATATTTATTTTTTTTTAGTTTTCCAATTTCCTTTTCTAGCAAAATTAACCATTTCTTCGTGAGTATTAAATTTATAAATTTCACCAGTTCTTCGAGCTTCATCTTCAGGGTTATCTGGTTGATACCAAACACCTTTTTCTGTTTGAAACAATGTTGGCCATGCTGTTTTATCACCATCATCACTCATTAAATGAGTAGATGGTTGATGACCCTCGTACATTGGTTTGTCTGAAAATTTCTTATCTCCAACATATACACTTCCTTTTCTTTTTTTTGGTTCTTTGCTAAAGGGTGACCACCCTTTCATTTTAAATCCCATAACTATATTATTACACGTTTATTGATGAGCATAACACTTCTTATTTTTATTCTCTGTTTTATTCTTACATCTTTTGCCATTAGATTTTATAGCAGTGCATCTATATTCTTTTAATCCATCGCCATCTCTATCCATACCATCTTTAAACTCCATGTGATGTGTGCATAAGAATTTCTTATCTTTAGTATAGTCTGACATTATCTTGCATCTCTCACCGTTTGATCTTACACCAGAGCATCTAATCTTTTTAAAACCCCTTTTCTGCATATCCTTTTCTTCATCCTCTTTCTTCTTACGCCTATCCTCTATTCTTCTATCGTTTATGTTTTTCTTAACATCTTGTTTAGCTTGTTCTAACTCCTCGTCTTTTATACCTAATGACCACATGTCCCAACCCAAAGCTAGTGCTATACGCTGCCATGTTTCATGTTGACTTGTTATAGCTTCTTCTAAATTATTTGCCTTTCTAACTAGTCTTTGTAGTGGTATATTAGTTGCAGCTTCTATTATACTAGCTAAAGCATATAACTTAGGGTTCTCTATTCTAAAACCTATCTCATCACTAATTTCGTCCATATTATAAGACTCTGTTTTAATAGCTGAATATATTTTTCTAAGCTTACTACCAATAGGTGGAGAAAAGTTTAATGCTTCTAGTATTATTCTACCGTCATCTCTTCTACCATAACCTTTTTCTTTTTCAACCTGCCATCTAAGTATAGTATTTTTTATTGCCGCAACAGCAGCTCCATACATACCCGTACCTCTTAGTAGAGAGTCGAAAGCAGAGTTTAATGTTCTTTTAGCTTTATCATCTATAACTTCTTCGTCTTCCTCATCACCCCACATCATGAAAGCCAAAGCACTTTGTAGTGATGCAAATATAATATTTTGTACAGCACCATAATATATAACCTTAGATATATTAGTTTTCATATCACCTCTTCCGTTTACTATATCAGACAGTGACTTCTTCATTAAACGCGTGTACTGCATTGTAACGTTTTGAAAAGCTAAAATTAATCTACCTAAAACACTAGCTTGTTGTTGAGATATTAAATCCTCTCTTGAAGACTGTTGTGTTTCTTCAGCTATTTCTTGAAAGTCAAGCATCGCTTTATCTTTAGCTTGAGCCTCAGTCATACCTTGTTTTATGTAGGTTTTTATTCTATTTCTAATAAAAGAAGCACCACCAAATGCTATAGCAAAACTATCTGCTATTTGGGTGGGTGTAAAACCCTTTTCTAGTAACCAGTTTATAACAGATTGCGGTGTTCCTCTACCGTCAGAAAAAGCTCTTGAAAGCTCTGATGCTGATACATCTATTTGTATACCAGCTCTTCTTTGTTTTAACTGAGGTGAGTTAAATAACATAGCAAAGTCAGACCAAAATTGTTTTTGATTAGCAAACGCAGCAGATGCTTTAAATATATTGTTATCACTCCAGTTAATAAAGTTAACAGTAGATATAGTTTGAAGTATAGCAGATCTCATATTAAAAAACATAATAGCACCTATAGAGCCATTTATCCAGTTTAATAATCTATTAGAGTTTCTATCATATATTCTGTTTCTATTTCTACCGTTTTCCATACGGTATAATATGTTTTCTAGAGCTTCTTTAAAACCAGTTCCATACAGAGCTTCTATTTTATTCATATTTTCTGTAGTAAAAATAGCTTCAACGTTCGCTAAGTATTCTGCTAAAAATTGTTTTCTACCAACCTTGTTTACAACATTATTTAAATCAGTTGCTATAGTTTGTATACTCCAATTATTACCAGGTTTAACATAACCGTCTTTAGTCTGAGTTATCGCACTCAATATATCAGCAAAGTTTCTTACTTCAGTGTTATTTGTAACGTAATCATTTAGTATGTTTTCAGTTGCAGCGTCTAATCCAGGTATTTCAAAACCAGCTTTTTTCCATAAATATACTCTTATCGCAGCATCAACAGTAAACGTTGTTCCAGGAACCTTATCGTTTAAAGACTTAGTTACATCTTTAAAATCTTTCTTCAATTGTTTATACTCATTAACCATGTTTTGTTTATAGATATTCCAAGATCTTATTCCTTTAGCAAATGGATCTAAAAGATTATCTTTAAACCACGCCATATGTTTATCACCTTGTTTTCCTTTTCCTAAAAACCTATATAGCAAACCTTTGAAATCTTCAGCTGATGGTGGAACAAAAATTCTCCACCAACCCTTATTTCTACCTAGTCTTTTTGCTTCAGCTTGAGAAATTATCCTATCAGCATCTGTACCCTGTGACTCTTCAATTATTTTATTAAATTCTTTACCAGCTGTTTTACTAAATTTAACCTTTGCCTGAACAACGTCCGATTTAACGTCTAACTGATCAAGAACTTTTTTGACAGCTTCAACATTAGCTAAAGCATCATCAACGAAGTACATGTCATTATAACCTTCCGCAAACTTCTCTAAGAACCACTCTGCCTTAGCGTTACCAGTACTATTAGCTAGTCCAGTTATATTTTCTATAGGTATATTTAAGCCTTGCGATTTTAAAAACTCTTGTATAGCTTTAGCAGAAGCTTGAGGCCTAGCAGTTAAAATATACATGTCTTTAGTTCCAAACTTTTCAGCTCTTTGTTTAGCTTTGTCTAACAGTGGACCAGGCATACCTTCAACAACATCGTTAAATTCTGAAAAATCAAACTCACCTCCTTGTTCTAGTATAACACTGCCTTGCTCAGCAAATTCAGCTGCATCTAATCTTCTCTTTTCATAACTAAAAACAAAATCATTCATCTGCTCTATAAGCTCTGTTGGCATGGGACTATCCATTGTTAAGTTATCTGTATTAACTTCCATGAACCTTTTTCCAAACATATCTTTAAATGTAGATTTATTATTTTGTACAGACTCGTGGTTACGTCTAACAATAACATCAAGTAACGAACGTTCTTTTCTAGCTCTATTACGCTCTAAGGCTACATCTAATGAAGTTTCTACAAATACCATGCTAACATCATATCCTTTAGCTTCAAACTCTTCTACGAGCTTTTGCATTTGCTTTGCTGATCCACCTGTGCCATCAACTACAACTCCATTTCCATTGCCTTGAAACTTCATCATTTTTCTTCTAGCAATACCTCTAGCTTGATGACCTAATTTACCCAATAAACTTCTTTGTTCTTTTGTTAGTTCATTCATATTTTCAGGTAAACCATGGTTTTTCTTTAGCCACTCCAATGATATATCTTGGTTAACTATTTTAAAACCCATACCCTCTAAGCCTAACTTTTTAATAATATTGCCCTTGCCACTTCCAGCACCACCAGCTAAGAATATAACTTTTTTACCTGGTTTAGGTTTACCATCATTGTTTGGTATAGTAACTCTAACTCCAGACTTAGTGTAAGCCATTGTGTCGTCAAAATCAAACGTTGACATACCTGTTTTTTTACCACTTTTACTATACTTAATTTGGTTAGCTATAGCGCTGTTATAAGTTACAATAGACTTAGATCTTTTTACGCTTTCTAAATGTTTACCCGTTTTAGATAAAGCGTCTACACCGGATTTATCTAAAATGTCTATGTCTGATTTGCTAGTTATTTTATCTACAACTGGTATAGCTCTGAGATTAATATTAACATAACCTGTTTTTGTTGTTACCTTTTTTACAGTTTGTTTTTGGGAAGACTTAACTTGTCTTATAGGTACACTAAATGTACCTTCTAATCTAGGAACACCAAGGTTTAAAACGTCACCACCTATACTAAAAAGTCCTTTACCTAATATGTATATGTAGTTAGTCGGTACAGCTTTGTTTAAGTAAAAGTTTTCTATTAGTGTTTGAGTAAACGTAGCTCTTTGTGTTAATCTACTCCAATATCCTTCTGCTTTTAATACACCGTGAGCCCAGTTTGGCATAAAACTTTTTGGACTATTCCAATTTTTTAAATAATTTATATCTTGCTTTGTTATAGACTTAGGTATTTTTATTTGTTGATTTCTTGGTAACTTTTTATTTGCTTGTCCTATTAAAGATATGATATCTTCTTTGCTCATTGAAGACATTTCTTTGGCTCTAGATTGCACATCTTTTAAAACTGGAACTATTTTTTTTGCTATTTCTTTTATTTTGTTTTGGTTTTCTTGAGATAAATTATCTATTTTATCTATTATAATTTCACCGGTTTTCAAATTAACATCGTTAATCGACAGACTACCAACTTGAGCATCAAACATTTTAACTTCAATATGAAAGTCTTGACCGTGAAACTTAGCGTAAACATCTGGTATATCAACACCTTGTTCTGATTGATATTCAAACACAAGATCCACTCCTTCTATCTTACCAAACCTGTCAATAACATACTGTTCAAATCCCTTCGTTCTAGTGTCACCAGCTGGAACTAGTTTAGATAATTTTTTTAATATATCTCCAGGGTGTAAAGATATTTTATTGTTTTCATAAAAGTTTTTTATCACAAAGTTTATAGTACTAGAAGGTATATCCGTATACTCATTAATCCCCACATAATTTCCTTTACTATTTAACTTAGCTATACCAGTTAAATCACCTTGAGCTGATATAGCATTTACTAAGTCTACACCATCTTTAAATACTTTAGAACCAGCAGAACTAGCACTAAATTTAACTCTAGGATCTCTATTTATTTGTTTAGCTATAACTGCTAATTCGTTGACAGCTTGCTCTTGTCCTTGTAACTGTAGTATGCCTCTTCTTTTTTCTTGAACATCAGGCATCTGCACAGTTTCAGCTGTTGCATCAAAAGCTAATTCAACACCTATTTCCATAGCTAGTTTATCTTTTCTAGTACCAAGAGTTGAAGCACCAACCTCATACCCTAATTCCTGTAACATGTTAGTTCCCCTAAAAAAGGCCATTACTTTTGCTTGACCAGGATATGGATTTTTTATATGTAATTGAGGTCCGGATAACCTATTAGTGTCTTTAGGTAATAATCCTTCACTTATTAATTTATCAACTTCTACTGGCTTAGTTACTCTTTTTGATTTAGTAAATATTCTTTGCTCTGGCTTAACAGACCTTTCCATTTGAACTAATGTTTCAACTGGTAAAGCGTTATATACAGCTTCAAAATTATTTTTTAAAAACTCATTATAATTATTTCTAGAACCTATTAAATCTTGTATGGTTTTTTTAAGTTCTGTTCTAAATCTTTTTTGAAGCTCATCTTTAAATTTTTTAGTATTAACATCTGGTAGTTTAGTACCAAAAGTTTTTATAACAGCTCGACGAACTTTGTCCATCATTTCCTTACCTAAATTCAACCTTCTTCTAAGCTCAGAGTACATATCTTGCTGTTTGTCATCTAAACCTATTTGATCTATAAGATCTTGTTCTAAGGAAGTATCAGCTTCTACTTGAAAAACAAGAGCACCCTCACTGGTTCTAGCGTCAATATCTTGAGTTCTTTGTGTTACTTTGTATTCTCTATTATATACGTTACCAGCTTTATTTGATATTTGAGAATTAATCCAACCAAATAAACTATCATTTATTTCTGGATTAAAGTTTTTAATATGAGGAGTTAATTCAGCTAAAACCTTTTTAACAAATTCTTTTGTTCTAGCTGGTGACATTGGTACTTTTAATTTAGCTGCTATTAATCTATCTAGTAAACTTTCTTCTTCTATTGTCTTAACAGCAAAAACGTGCCCTACGGTTTTCCAACTAACATTATCCCAACCATATTCAGAACCTATTTCATTAATTATGTTTTCGGCCTCTGTTTTAGAACGTTTATCCTGAGTTTCTTGAGTTTCTTTTGGATCAGCTTTTTCACCAAGCTTACTTTCTAATTTAGTTTTTAAAACTCGTCTTTTAGTTATTTGACCAAACAAACCCTTTCTATTAACATGCTCTGTATATGTTTTTATAAAATCAAATATTTGTTGCCCTGTATTCAATTCAACAGAACCAAGACCAAGACCAGTAAACATATCTTTAAAGGCTTTTGATAATGTTTTAGGACTAGCATCTGGTAAAGGCATTTTATTTTTCTTTATAATATCACTTAACATTTGAAAATATTCTTCCAAAGCTCCAGGTTGAAACTTACCGTCTCTACTTAAATACCCGTTTTGTATTAATCTTTTATCTATACGATCTATTATAGCTTTACCTCTTTCAGTAGTACTTAAAAAATCTTTAAGAGCATCTACCATTTTCTTCATAGAAGCATTATCTACCTTAAAGTTTTTAGACATCATGTAGTGAAGTAGCTCGTGGCCTAAAACATTTGTTTGACCAACAGCCGCCGCAGCAACAGTGTTCACATATATAACACCATCATTTGATAAAAACAAACCCTCTTCACCACTGTATTTAATATTTTTTTCCTCAAGTTCTTTTTTAGCAGCCTCTATTTGTTTTTCATTGTTTAAATATTTTATTTTTAAATCACTACCAAAACCTAAAGTTGCTGCTTGTTTTTTAATTTCAGCTAAATTTTGAAGAAATTCACCAATAGCTTTTTCCGTTGACACATCGACAAATCCATCTGTTAAACTATTTTGCTCTTCTAATATTTGATCTATACGTTTTTCTACATCCTTCTTGTCCTTAACAGACATTTTAGTATTTAACAAACCTAGTTCTTTACTTAAAGCGTCTTGTTTTTTAGCATAATTAATCAGCTCTTTATTTGTCATACTACCAAAAGCAGTCTCTAATTGCTGATCGTGTAAAGTGTTTTGTTTGTTTAATCCTTTTAATTTGTTTTCAAAATAATTTTTCTCTTGGCCTTTAGCATTTTTTAGTTTTAACTCTGTTTCTATTATGTCGTTTTGAATCTTTGACTTTTTTGTTTTCCACTTCATAGAAGCTATAGCCATTTGAGCTTGTTGTTTAGTGGGTTTATTAACAACTTCCATAGTACTAGAAAGACCACCACCTAGTACACTACCTATTAAAAAACTATTAACACCATTTCTCCAAAAATCTTTAAAACCAACTTCATCACCATAAATATGCTTATCTGTAGCATCTTGCATTACACTGGTGAAAGATTCAGATAAACCTTCTGATAAAGAACCTCCTATGTAACCTGCTATAAATCTTTTCGTATAACTATCAGTAAACGCTTTAACCGTTTTCTTAGCAGCTCCGCCACCAAGTAGACCGCCACCCGCTCTAAATAACATTGCTCCAGCAAACTCTCCAGCCCACTCAGCACCAGCTTTCATAAAAGATCCTTTTCTTAATAGTGACGCTTCTTTATCTGTAATAATTATACCTTTATCAATATATAATCTTTCTAAATCAGCTACCATTTCTTGTCCGTACACGCTACCACCTAATATACCAGCTCCAATTGCAGCACCTGCAGGTCCAAACGCTAATCCACCACCAACACTAATTGCTAAACTAGGGATTTGAGCTATAGACTGTTCAGCTAGTAAAGTTGCAGCATCTCCAATTCTACCAGTTTGTATAAGATCTTTTGGAGTCATCACTCCACCTTGCTCATCGAAATGTTTTGTAGCAAATTGATTACTTATTTTATTAAAGTCTTTTTGAATTAAATGCACAGGAGATATGTCGCGATCTTCAACCATTTCTTCAATTGTCTTTCCCTGCTTAGCACCTTCAAGTATACGTTCACTCTCAACAGCGGATATTAATCCAGTAGTTATATTTGACGCTACACCCGCATATCCCATACTAGCATTCATAATTAATCTACCAACACCAGTATTCATCATAAATTTAGTTTGCAACCTGTAAAATAAAGGAACATCTTCAAGATATTCGTCAAAACCTGGGCTTATGAGTTCCATGTTTTCTAAGGCTTCAGCGTACTCATCTTTACCCAGCATACCATCTTCATATCTTTTTTTATAATCTTTTACTATATCATTATGAGTAGCTTGCTTCATGTTTCTTTCTGACTCTGTTAATTCAAATAGTTCTTTTGTTTTAGGATTATAACCATGAGTACCATCTTCTACAACTTTTTTTCTTACATCACTTCCGTAACTAGCATTTATATCAAACCATTCTTTGGCTGTATTATAAGTTAGTATTTGATCTGGAGTACTAGATATAAACTCTGCTTTTTTATCTCTAGCCCTCTTTGACATTTTATCTATATCTTTAAATTCCATGTCATAATCAGGTAGTTCGTCACTTAGTTCAATGTTTTGAAACCTACTATCAACAAGTGAATAACCTATTGGATTGTTAGATATTCTAGGATTATCTTTGTTGTAAATATTATTATACCCCTTAATGTTATTATTTAATATTTCATATTCAACTTCATATTCTTTTAATATAGAATTGTAGTTGTTTACTAAATTATTATATTTTTCAGGGTTTTCATCACCATCAATAGATTTCAACTGTTCATTAATAGAACCTAATCTCTCCTCATACTGATTGTCTAATATTTTCTTTTCAGACTGCTTTATTTTAGCTGCAAGTGATTCCAAAGAACCATCTTCCAAGTTGGATTCCGTATTTGTTTGTTGATTTGTTTGAGGCTGGCCCGCCTCTTTCGACTTTCCCGGCACTGTAGATTTTATTGCCGTTGGATTATTTTTTAAAAAATACTCTTCGTATTTTGGCTCAATCTTCACGACTTTACCATTTAATATATATTCTATTTTCATACTGTATCGTTAGTTACCCGTGTTAATATTTATTGCTTATTGATTGTCTGGTATGTAGTTTCCATTTTCGTCAATTGAACCACCTACTACCTCAACCTGCTCTACCTCGTTATCTTTAGTTTCTTTTGCTTCGTTTGAGATGTAAGCACCATGCTGTTGTTCTATGGCTTTAGTAAAGTAATTAGATAAATGCTCTTTTAACATATCTTGATCGCTCATTAAAGCTTGAACTATTGTTTCTGCGTCTTGCTGAGATATTTTATTATCATCACCATCTGTATTTGGATCTAGGCTTTCAACCTTTTTAATAAGTCTTTTTTTTCTTTTCGCATCAGTGGTAGAAGCGCCAGTACTAAATATACCTAAATCATCGTAGTTAGCCGTCTGTAAAGCTTGTGTTAAATCTGCCTTAAAAGAACTATTTGTAATGTTATTCTTGTCTGACGCAAGTGATTTTAAATTTGTATTTTCATCATTAATTATTTTCATCATATCACTTCTAACAGCGCGATAGTTAAAAGTTTTATTACTTTTAGCATCTTCTATAACTTTAGAAGTAGCAGCATCAACCTTACTAAACGTGGCTTTATCTTTTAAGTTACCTTTAATATGTTCTTGTATATCTTCTATTTTAACGAATTGAGGTTGGTCATCTAATAACTGTTGTGCTTCTTCTGGTGTTAAATACTCTCTTTTACCTGTAGTTGAATTAAAATGCAACAGTTTGTTACCAGTTTCTTTGGCTTGATTTATCCAATACAACTTTGCTTTTCTTTTAAACTTTTCATATCCAGCTGTATTATTTTCATACTTGACGCCATCTTTATCTATTTTAAACTTACCATCTGGTGAAACCTTAAATCTACCATCGTCCCAAGCTTGTCTATAGCTCAATAAAGTTTGCTTACCATTTTCGTCTTCAATAACAAACTCTTTTAGAGATGGTCTTTTATCAGCGAATTGAGGTCTCATAATATAACCAACATCTCCATTTTCATTTGTAACAGGAGGATTTGTACCGTCTAGTATATCTTTAATGTCATCAACATCATCTCCCAACTTTTCAACTATAGCATTTTCGTTTTCAAGATCACTAGCTATTGTATTTTTAGCTATTTTTTCTTTTTTAATATTATCAGCAAATTTAAGTAAATCTCTTTCAGATAATAATCTTTCTTTTTTATTTAAATAAACATAGCCGCCTCTTTTTCTTTCAAGAGCTTTTGATAACTTCTTGTATGTCTCGTCGTCCATGCCTTCTGTTTTAGCTAAAGTAGCTTTAACAATCGCATTAAACTCTCTGTTTCTTTTTTGTACAACGGTACTTATGCCTTCAGCTAAGTGCGCTGCAACTTTTGTTGCGCCTTCAGCTGCAGCTAGTTTACCTATTCCCTCTGTTTGTGCCACTAAACCAGCACCTTGTACTAATGTTTGATCTGCCATATTAGTCTTATATTATTGTCGCGTTTATACTAGATGTTGGATTAGCATCGTAATCATCAAATTGATCTTGCAACCAACTAGGTATAGCACTTTGTTGGCTTGAAGTATTAGTAGTAGCACCATCACCAAAACCAGCAAACATGTCTGCCATGCCAGTCATACCTCCAGTTATAGCATCTGTTCTTGCTTGTCTAGCTGCTCCTTCTTGAGCTTGATAAGCTGCAGTTTCTTGCTGCGCCATACCTAGTAGTGTAGATGTTTTTTCTCTTTCTAAATTTCTTGAGTACACTTCACCCTCTCGCTCTCTCGCCTGTATCGCCGCCGCTTGTTGAGCCATTGCTCTTTGATTAGCTGCTTCTTGTTGACCTATACTAGCCGCAGAACGTTGTGCAGCTATTTGTCCTTGTTGAGCTAATGACTGGGCTAGTGCTGCTATACCACTACCACCAGCTGCACCTCTAAGTCCTTGCATTATATTAGCTTGACTTTGTTGAAACGATTGTCTTTCAAAGTCTGCTTGTTTTTGGTTGATTGTTAAATCTTCCATTGTATTTTCCATGTTTAAATATGGATTACTAGTATCAAGACTTTCGTATTGAGCTTTTAGTGAGTTCATTTTTTCTCTAGCTTCATCTGCTTTCTTTTTAGCAGCTTCTTCCTCTTTTTTAGCTTGAACTGCCCCGAATATACTCGAGCCAACCTGCATGCCTATACCTATTATTGTAAATGGATCCATATTATTTTCTATTTATTACTATATTATAGTTACATTTATTGCTATTTATTTACTACTTTCACTGTATTCACAGGCTACAGAAAATAACTCAGCATCAAGACTTTGTATTATCTGAAACTCTGCTTCTCCATAATAACCCAATATAGATGATTTGTTAGCTATATTATTTTTTTGAAAAAGTAAATAATGATCAGTGGTTGTTTGTTCTAAATTATCAGGAACGTCAATGGTTAAAACAGTTGTATTAGTAGTAGTTCCATCTGTAGTTATTGTTCCGTCTTGTATATTTTCTATTTCACCCATTGTTATTAAAGCACCTGTGTTTGTATCGAATGCACCTTGTTGTTGTGTGTTGGTTCTGTAAACTTTATCTCCAATTTGTAAAGAAGAATAATCTTGTCTAGGTAAATGTACTGTTTGTGTTGCCATATTAAGATGTTGTTACGTGGTCGTCTAAGTTTAAATTCATTGTTACACTAGCGTTTCCAAAGCTAATTATTATAAATTTAAAAGTTATATTTAAATTATTATTTCCATTACTTCTTGTTGCTGCTATTCTAGTCATTTCTACTTTGTTATTTCCATTAGAATCACCAGCTGCAGAGTTTGTCCACGAAGACGCTGAATTATCTGTACTTGACCAATTTATTGTAGATGGAGCATTAAATGTATGACCGCCATTAGTTGTTAAAGGTATATCTATAGAGTTGTAACTTAACACACTTTTATTATGTTTCAACTCTGCTGCTCTAGTGTTAGGTCTTCCAGTGAACTGCATTGTAGGAACAGCTGTTGTAGTTATTCTAGCGTTACCAGTAGAAACAGTAAGCGTTATTGTTGGATTAGCTAATTGAGTTATAGTATATTCTGTAGTCACACCAGACGCGATAGACGTTCCATCTTTAGGAATTATAGAAACACTATAAGTACCTGTTCCAGATGGAAACGTTTGATTATAATAACAATATCCTAAGCCAAAAGATTTTGGACCGCGTATTTTCTTGGTAAAAGCATCGATAGTACCAAATGACGAAGTTAATATACTATCATTTTTTCTACTTAATATAGAAGAGCTATCACTATCTTTTATAGCAATAATACTAAACTCAGCATCATTTGTACCTTGCACCTTTATTGTTTTATCACCACCTAAACTAGATAATTGAGTTGAATTTATTCTAACACTTGTTATTAATTTACTTGTTGAACTGATAGGTGTAGCAGTATATTTTAAGTCTATATCAGAAGTGTTAATATCTACGTTTGCTTTAGCTAATACGTCAAAGTTGTATGCTGTTTTTTCTCCATTTGAATTTACTGTTGTACTAGTAGTTTTTATTACTATGTTTTTATAATCATTATTATCATCATAAAATAAATATGGTTTAGATCTAAAATAATAATTAGTACTAGCTGTAATGGTTAACGTCCCTATTTTTGTTAATATATTATTAGTTAATGTAGCAGAAATAGAAGTTGTTGTTATATTATTAACAGGTGAAGAAGTTGTAAAAGTGTAACCACTGTTTGCTGTAAAAACAATCGAGCCAAAGGTATTTTTATTTGTATCGTTTTTTATACTAGATTTAAATGAAAATGTTTTAGTTTTTTCTGTAAATACTTTTGCGTCACCAACTATATCAAGAGTTATATCAGTATTTTCGCTAGCAACAAAACTAGAGGCAAATGTAGCTAATCCAGTAACAGTATTACCAATAGCGCCAGCTGTAGTTGTATCTGTAAAAACAACAGAAGCAATACTACTTGGTAAACTTGAAACAGAAAAATCAGACGCAGACACAACATAACCATCGTTTGGAGTTATAGTAATACTTCCAGACGTAACCATATTATTAAAAAATATAGAGTCATTTTTATTTTCTGTCGTACTAAAGCCTGTTAATGTATAATTAGCCATCTGTATCTTCTGTGTTTATAGTTATATCTACTTGATTTTGAGTGTCATCAGTGTTAGCCAAAGGTTTACCTAATCCTTGTACAGCAAACTTACCTAAGTCACCGGAGTCTTCTGTTGTGGTTGTTGTGTATAAAATAGGAAATTCAGCGTAACTTTTAATATAATTAAACCACTTGCCTTCTTTTTTAATAAACTCATTAACTTCACCAAGCTCAATATCAGTTTTAAAAGTAGTAACACGCCATCCACTCGTGGCAGATATATTATAGTACTCTGATGTGTCGTCAGTGTTTTGTGTTACATTTCCTTGAGATCCTTCGTAATTAATTGCTTTAAAAGATTTAATAACACTTGGTAAATCATTGAATAAAATTTTTATTTTTGAAGGAGCATATACTGCACCAACATCATAAAAAACATTATGAGAATCACTAGCGTAATGCTCATAGATACTATGTGTAACATTAGAAACCTGCTCATTAGAAGAACCAGTCGAACTTGACCACCACCTGTAACCTGATGGTGCAGTTAAATATTTACCACTAATAGAAACACCTGTTGATGGAACAAAGCTTTTAAAACTAACCCAACCCTTACTACCTTCGTTAAATGAAACAGTAACGTAGGGACTATCATAACTAGCATTAGCGTCTTTTCTTAATAAAGATAAATTATACTCGCCATTAACAGTATCAAAAGTACCTACTAGATTATCACACGTTTTTAAGTTATTTCTAAAATACGTTTTCATACCCACGTTTGATATAGGTGTTAGTCCGTCCATTGATAATCTTAGAACAGCGCCTCTTTGCATGTCAGTAAAATACATTCTATATTGATCACTAGCTAATGACTCTGGGTTTTTAGATATACCGTAGTCACCAGCAAAGGGCGTTGCATCTCCTAAAACTCTATTTGTTGCAACAAGTTGCGGATTACCATCTGCATTAAATACAGCATCTTTATTGGCTAGAACTTTTAATATTTTATCTTCTGTAAATGTTACTATATTGTTCTCTCTAGTTTTCATGGCTTGTATAGAACCGTAGGCTGGATTTAAATTTTTAGTAATTTTCTCAGCCATGTTAAATTCATTTAAGTCATTAACACTAGATGTTGAATTGTAAAGACCAGAGTGTATTATACCACTACCTATTCTTTCTTCACCATACTCTAAAAACGTAGAAGATACTCTACATCCATTATCTATTTGTGGAGCATTAAAATCATCTCGTATTCTATCTGACTCAACACCGTTACCAAATGAATAACAATTAAACCAAGGTAACTTAACTGGATATTTCCAAACATCATCATCTATTTTAAATATACCAGTAACATCAACGTATTCCACTTCTAAAACAGTATCATTATTGAAACCACCAATAATAGGATTATTAAGTGCTACAAGTAAAAATGTGCCATTTGCTGAATTAAAATTTCCAATTTGTATAAGCTGAGTTCCAACAACAAATGTTCCAGGTATAATCATGTCTTCAAAAGCTGGAGAAGGAATAACATTCATACCTGGTCTTATAGGATAATTTTCTAAATTATTAGGCTGATAATCTCCAGGCATTAATGTAGCTTGACCATTTATAGTTGATAAATTAACAGTTGTAAGAGAATTAAGACCAGTACCATATATAAGTATCGCGTTACCGTTATTATTTTCTGATGAAGGATTAATAGCTGACGTATCAGCTATATTAAAACTTTGAAGCGTTGTATCACCATCAATAAGACTATTGTTGTTTGGCGGTAAACTAACAGGACCATATCTATCTGATAACTGTAAAGATTCTCCATTTTCTGAATCAAAATCATACACTATTTTATAGTGATCTAGTATTTTACTTTTAGTTTCAAAACCATTTGATCTTCTAAAACATATAGTGTCTCCAGTTGAAATTAAATTTAAACCATCAGTTGTGTTAGGTGATATAACACTAGAGCTCATACTATTGTTATTTTGATTAATAGAGAAGTTACTATGAACAATAACGCCATCATCTCCAATTGTTCTAAAAGCAAAAGCATCTCCATCGAGATTAATATACTGCATGACTTGATTTAACATCCTAGGTTTTATATAAACTTGACTTGCAAAATTACGATTTGCATTAGAACCCACAAACTCCATTATGTTTAACATATTTAATTTCATAGGTATAGCAGAACTAGCCTCATAGTATATATCTAAATCCGCGCTTTCTTTTGGTTCAGTTTCCCAACATGAAGACTCTGTTACAACATCATCTTGACTTAGCTCGCCCTCTGATGATCTTTGTACTATTTGAATTTGAAAAGAACCAAGGCCATCATGTGTTACTTCTCCTCTAGGATCAAATCTTTCAACATCTATTCCTGAACCCTCAACAACTTGACCAAGACTATCTACTCTAGCAAATCTAACAATTATACTAGTTCTAAAACCAGCAATATTATCATATTGATTCGCACTGTCACCAGAGTTTTGAAATTTAGATGTCTTATAATAATTCCATTGAAGCATTGATCCGTTAAGACCATTGGCTTCAGTACCTATGTTTATTGGACCTTTATGTCTATGATTACCCTCTGATGTGTAAGATTCCATTGCAGCTTCATCATCATAAAGTGATGCTGAAGCGGTTTCAAGATAAGTTGTTAGGTCCTGAGAATTACTAAGAATTCTATAAACAATTTGATCTGGATCTGCTGCAAATCTAAACAAAGTGCCTGGTTGTTGTATTTTAGATTTAAATACAATATCAGAACCAGGTCCAAATTGATTTGTTTGGTTGTTAGTTATTGGTTGATCAGATACTGATGAAAAAGTCATTTGACCAAAAAGTCCATCATTTGCATACCCTTGAGATAATCCAGCTGGTTGGTAGTTTGGGTTAATATGAGATATGCCAGGTCCACCATCACTTAAAAATTGAGAGTTCCACTCCATGTAGTCGTTAGGTCCCCAAATTTGTTCTCCAAATTTATAACTTATTGGAGTATAACCTCCACCATACCCAGGCATTAAGTTACCGTTGTAATAACCTGATGCCCCATCAAAACCGTAGTTACCACTACTTTGGTTTTCACTACCATTATTAACCCAAAGGCTCAATGCTCCAATCATGTCTTCGTGGCCAGCAGCCGCTGGTGCATTATCTAAAAATATATTAGTTGATTTATTTTCATTCCAGTCTTGCCAAAAAGCTTCAGTTTTTTCATAGTCACCAGGTCCAAAAGCAGGAACACTACCTTGATCTGCTGCAACAACCTCAATACCAGGGTAATTTTCTACGTAAGGGTATATATTGTTGCTACTCACGTCTAAATCTACAACTTCATTTGTGCCAGCAGTTGCAACATTATTTAAATTCAAATTATCACTAGGTGACACCATTGCTTCAACAGCACTTCCAGAAAAAGCATTATCTGTTGGCCATGTAAAATCTTTTTGTGACCCACTTACCGCTGGATTTGTATTTGAATTTGATATGTAAGCTATATCAAAAGTATCTACTATAGTATAATCTAATGGACCTTCATTTAAAACTCTATCTCTTAGTGTTTGATCTTTTTGAATTTTAACAAAAAATCTACCGTCAAACTCAGGAAGATTATTTGTTTGCTCGTCCATGTATTCTAAATAATAGTAAATGTAATCATCATTTGCAGTACCTGCCTCATCGTTATCATCAACGTTTGTTACATTTATTTCAGCTTCTAATCCAGCATCTGCTAACACGCTAGATAACTTGAGAAACATATTTACCTCTTCATTTGTAAATTTTTCAGATATTACACATCCATCATCTTTAATCTGTGTAACAGATTTATAAGGACTAAATGCTTCAAAAGGCTCATCACTGCCATCTGGTGTGTAAACACCTACTATTCTAACTTTTTTTCTACCTTTAAAATCACCTCTAGCAATGTTATGAGTCTCTGTGGTTGCTATAGTAGAATTATTTATCAGCTTATCAGGAACACCTGTAATTTCATCAGTAGTATTAGCTGTATATATATTATTTCTATTTATTTCTATTCTATCAAACTTTCTTCTTTCTAGTTTTATAAAATCAGGAGCTTCATTTTCTATTGCTAGTATTTTATATCTAGCTTTATCAAGAACAGCAGCTTGACTACCATGTTCGTTTTTTAGTATTAAATAGGTTTCTTCATCAACTTTATTTCTATCTACAGAAGGAAAAGCTAACCATATATTACCATCACCAGCATTGTACCATCTATCTAAAATTAAATTGTAGTATTCACTAGATGTTTCTTTTACATAATACTTAACATAATCCATCCAAGGTAAAGGCTGTGAGTTCCAGTTTTGCTGTAATTCAAATTTATTAGAAAACGCAGATAGTTGTTTAGCTGTAGACGCCGTACCTGTTATTGTTTCACCAGAAGATGTTTTATAACTACTAGCTAGTACAGGTGTTTCTCTACCATACTTATCACCAAACACCATACCCCACTTATAAGATCTCATAGATTTAACAGATTTTTGCGGGTTTGGAAAATCCACTGGGTCAGATATAATTGTTTGTTTTAAACCAACAACAGTATCAATATCATAACCTTGAACGTAGTTGGCGTATACTACTCTACTTGCTGTAACTTCTTGAGCTAACGCAAATCTTGGAACGTTATCCCAGGTTCTTAATAGTTGATTTGCTGGTAGAGTTCTATTAATCATTTCAGAAGTTATGCTTAAAGAACCTGTAGATTCAATAGAGTTGTTGTCTACAAAATCTTCCCACTCGTCATCTAATTCTCTAGTTATAGTTTTAACAACATAAACATTTTGATCGTCTGTTGTTTTCCATAGTATATCTATAGACCTAACGTCATCTGGCCTATAAGAGTTATTAGGTATAAAATCTCTAACCTTAAGTCTTCTAACACTATTACCCATACCTTCATTATGACCAGTACTCGGCGTGTATGAAAAACTATCTGGTAAAAAAGCTAATTCTGACCAAGGTGAAAATGCTGAATATTCGTTGTCTTCGTATTTGTATCTATATGCAAATCTTCCAAATTTAGTTTCAAATAACGCTGCTGGTTGCTGTATTGTTACAGTCCATTGATCCGGATTAAGCTGCTCTAACATTGGATCAATAACAGTACACTTTATTCTATGCCACTTAAACTGATTAGATACCGCGTCTGCAATATCTGTTTCTTCAACAGTAGCTTGCACAATTACTGGATTTGAAAACCCAAATTGAATACTTTCAAATATTAATATATCGTTTAACCTAACATCTACCTGTGATGGAAATTTAACAACTCTTTCAGAGCCTACACTTGCCACAACATCATCAGAAGGTATTTGAAATATATTTTCTTCGGCTATTGACTCATAACCACTTTCGTTAAAATCAACATATGTTTCAGTATAGTTTATAAAACCACCAAGTTGATAATCTTCACCATTAGTATCTGTTATGATTTCAGGGTATTGTATATCAAACTCTATAGGACCTTCTCTATCTGATGGACTCATTTCTAACGTTGGTGGTGATGTTGGTTTCTTTCTTATAACCGTAACGTGTTCTTTTTCTACATCACCATGAGCATCAACAGATGAACTTAAAGAGGTATCATTATAGTTTTCAACTTCTGTTACGTTAACTAATTCACCTTGCGCGTTTTTAACAAAAAGTTTAGTATGCTTAGGATCTGTTAGGTAATTATCTTGAATACTACCTAATTTAGATCTTGTTATATTTATTTTTTTAGGTTCACTTTTATTATCTGTGTAAAATAATAAATCATCAATAACATTAACAGAAGAACTTATTAAACTATCATAGTCAAACTCTAAAACTCTTTCTTTGTGAATTAGTTTTACAACTATATTTTGAGTTTCAGTTTCATTAAAGTCACTAGTACTAAAATCAATAGATTGTCCAAACTCAAGTAAAACTTGGTTTCCATTAATATTTATAATTTCAACACCAGCAGTTCCATTGCTATCGAATAAATAATTGGTTGTAGCTCCACCACCTGAAGGAGTTCTTTGAATAAAAAGCCTCATACCAATTCTAGCAATAGGTGCGTTGAATGTTATTGAGTTGAAAGGTGTCGTAGAACCATTTAAAGCGTTAAAGTTTTCTTGTGTGATATAGTTTATAATTTGGCCAGTTCTACCAAAATAATCTACAAAAACAACTTCTGAATCAGTGCCATCAGCATTAACTTGGATTATGCTGTCAACCCACCTTACATCTGAATCTTCAACCGGAGAAGTTAGATCAGCTATCGTGCTAGGTTCAATATTTTCTAGAGCACCTTTTTTAGCTCCAGCTTGCTGTGGAGGTAAAGGTGCTGCAGCAAAAAAATAAGCACAGTCATTTTTTTCATCAGCTACACTAGCTATGATTTTAGTTTGATTACCATTATAACCTACAGTTTTATATGCTTCAGCTATTTTTGTGTTACCTTTTATATTCTGTACTGAACCAGCGTCACCAACACCATCGCTATCGCCATCAGTGGTTCTAACTTGTATGTTTAATGCATCTCTATATTCACCGTTACGAACTAATCTTTCATCAAGATCTTTGTTCATTTTACCGGCTGTAAAGTTGTGTTTAATTTCCGGCATAATTACTTAATTTGTTTACCCATACCTTTTAGTACTTGTGTAAATTCTTCTATCTTAATATTTGATAATCTTATTTTTGCTTTTCTAGTTTCAGCAAATCTTTCTTTTTTATATCTTTGAACTATATACTCTGGTATATTAGATCTAGTAGATAACACTCCGTATGCTATGTGCTTATATATAGCTTCTTCACAAAATTTATGAACAACCATTTCAGCGTCTGTACCTAAGCCATCACTAACATAGTGGAGCGTTACTGTTTCACCAGCTAATGCAGCGCCAAACTTTATTAAACCTCTTAATTGGTCTATAAAAAAACTACCATTAATTTGAGAGTATTGTGGGTCTAATCCATATCTCCTACCTTCTGTAGATATTTCTATGTCAGAAGAGTAGTTAACATCGTATAATTGATAATTAACAGGCGTTACATCTTCAAAGTTTTCAGATGTGTTACTGGGAGTTTGCTCTGTTAAAGCACTATCTGTAAATTGATAAACACCATTTGCGTCTTGTGTTATAGCAAATGGATCTGATGTTTTTCTAGCTGGATATAATACTCTTTCTAAACCATCACTACCAACTCTAACTAATTTTATATAGTTAACGTAGTCTTGAGGTAGCACCATAGATAAAGTATTTGGTACTTCTATTTCCTGTGATTTAAAAGATTTTAATACGTCATATGACAACTCTTGTATTGCGCGCATAGCATGAAACTGCACGTCTGTTCTACTAACTTTACTTATTATTTTACTTTCACCTACATATATATACATAAAAGCGTGTATAATATTTTCTAATGTTACAAACTGATAATCACCATAGTTAGCGGCATTACCAGATCCATAATAAGTTTCTTGAGTTGTTCCATCTAGTAATCCCATAATTAACTATTTTGTTGTTGTTTTTCTAATTGAATACTTGTTGCGCCAGCTTGATAGATATCCTGTTGTTTTAAGGTTACTCCAGCTGACATTAGTATTCTTGAAACTAAGTTTTCTTCTTCACTCATATGTAACTCAAAATGAGCTAAGTCACCAGCAGTAGCGTTATAAAGAGCCTTATTACTAACAACAACATATGTCCAGTTTGGAATAATTGGTCTTTTATAGAAACTTACTACAAAAGACTCAGAGTCGTTAGAACCACTACTATTTGTATCAACATTGACAGTTGACGAAGTTACAGCTGGAATTATATTTAAATTAGTTCCACTATTCATATCTTGTCTAACATAAACAGATCTAGTTAATGTTGCTTTAGTGAGTGGATTACCTTCGGTGTGATGTATTTGGCTTTTGTTTATCGGTACAACAACAGTTCCATTACCTCTTGTTATTCTCGTTAACTTATGTATAGTGTAATTTAAACTTGATAAATCTAAAGGAGTTGAAGCCGATGGAGTTAGTGTTGTGTTACTACTTGGCGCGACGTTTATTGTAGAGTCAACAAGAAAAGGTTGTAGTTTTTCTTCTATCATTTCTATTTCATCTGCATAAAGCATTTGATTTTTAGGTTTCTGTTCAGCCATTTTAATATTATGAAAATAATTATTATATATTTCCATTTGAGCTTTATGTGCAAACAAATTAAATTCTTGAGGAGTTATATAACCCCTTTGTTCTTTATTAGCTATAGCTAAAACTTTTTGATATACAGTATTTATACTAACCATTTTATTTTTCTTATAAATATATTTTACTATATTATAGTTACATAATAAAGTGGAAGGTTAGCCCCTAAATAAAAATAGCCACCCGTAATGAGTGGCTATTAATACTAGTTAAAAGATATTAGTTTAATCTTTTTTCTATATTTGTATATATTTCCATACCTTCATCTGTTTTAAACCAAGCAGCTAACGCTGAGTATGGATGTTCATCAAATGGAATTGTCATTAACTTTCTATCATTAGAACCCCACATAAAGTGTCTTTGATCTTGAGATAGCTTTAATATACCCATTTCAGTAGCTCTAATACCGAAGTTTCTTAACTGTATGTTATCATCAGAAACTAAATCTAAGAACAACTTTGGATCTTTCTTAGCAAATAATAGTAAATCTCTTCTAAGCTCTTTAGAACTCATGTTAGATACATCAGATCCTTTCTCTACTCTCATTATAGCTTCAGCCATATCTATATCCATGTCTTTAGCAATACCTAAAGCTTCAACTTCAAACTCTAACCAGTCTAACTGTGATTCAGCTATAGCTTGAGGCTTATGCTCATAGTATATTGTATCTTTGTGCGGGTGGTATAGTGATAGTAGTTTTTGTAATGTTTGTTTTTCTCTAGTAACATGAAGCGCACCATTTCTAAAAACTATATGAGACAACCTTTGGTCGCCTTTCATTTCATCCACAAAAACTGTTCTTTGGTTTTCACAATACTTGAGTTCTCTTTCGTAACCAACTTCTTCGTCAAAATAATAAACATTTGAAGATTTTATAGATCTAGATAAAGGTTTCATTCTACCTTTTAAATAATAAACTTTATCTTCTACAACCCAGTTGTTTTTTGGTTTAGCTTTTACTTTAGGAGCTTCAACCTTAGGTTGCTCTTCCACAACCAGTGTTTCTTCAACTATAGGTTCTTCTATAGTTTGTTTCTTTTTCTTTGCCATAATATAATATATAATATAATTAATAAAAATATAAGGGCGATACTAGACCGCCCTTATAAATAAATAGTCTTACTTCATCAACATAAAGTTGTTAGCACCTTGAGTAACTAAACATCTTTCAGTTAAGAAGTGTAACTGCATTGCATCTAATGCCGATGTAGCAGCTCCAACAGAACCAGTTGTCCAAGTTTTCATTCTTCGATCATCTGTTGCAGAAGCTCTATATCTAACATGTAAAAATGGTCTCTTCATGTTTTTGCCCATTTGTTGGTCATAAACAGTTGAAACACCCGCAGGTATCATAACACCTCTAATAGCAGCGCTAGTAGCAGCATCATTAATACCACCTCTTGTAGCTTTATCATTTAAGTATCTAAAGTCAGATTTGTAGAAGTCATAAGAACCTCTTCTAAATCCTGAGAAACCTAAGTTTAATGCCATATCTTCGTCGTTGTCGAATACTCCGTAAGAAGTACCTCCGGCTCCGTAAGAATTCATAGAAGCAAGCATGTCGTCCATAGCTAAACTAGTTGAACGATTAACAAACATCATGTATTCTTCAATAGCACCTTGCTTATCAAACTCAGCTAAGATAGCATCAAATTCAGCTAAATCAGTAGCAGCGTTAACACCTGTAACACCAGATGTAACATTACCTCTTTGTTCAATAGAGTAGAATAAACCTTCAGTACCAGCATCAGCTTCAGTTGAAAAACCTAAATCTGCATCTACATTTGTAGAGTTAGATCCTGGAATTGATTCAAGCATTGACATTTCTAAGTAATCAGTGAAACGAGATCTTGTGTCAGCTTCAGCTTTTAAATACCATAAGTAACCACCTTGTCCTTGCTCAGTTGAAACTTCTACCCAACCAATTCTAGAAGCGTCTGATCCAGATACTTCGTAGTAATCTTTCATGATAATTGGTTTATTTGTAAAAGTTTTAAATGTAGGTTCATTAGCAGTTCTTTTAGCTACTCCGTTATAGTCATCACCTTTCTTAAATTCAGAACCGATAACTAATAATGTTGCAGCACTCGCTGTTTCAGAGTGACCAGTTAATACATCTTCATCATAAGCGTGCAAACCAATGTGACCACCTGTTGCGTTAACAACACGTACTCTACATCTTGAAACTTTACCAGCAGATGCTAATAAAACTATGTCACCAACTCTGACGCCGTGATCAGCAAGAGCAAAACCATCACCAGCGATGTTTCCGTCAATATCAGAAACAACAGTGAATTGACCTTTACTAGATGAACCACCAGCACCATCACCATCTAAATCGACAGTACCAATTAATGAAATGTGTAATCTACTTTGTTCAGACCATACGACTCTATCAGATGTCATAGCCTCTTCCGCTCCAACTTGAGATAAAAAACCTGAAATAGTTCGTGGACCGAACACTTCAGCTTCTTTTTCCATTAAGTCAGGCAGGTATTGTTGAGCCCAGCCTTCTGTTGCTGAACTCGTAAAATCGACGTAATTTGTAGATAATGCTTGCTTCTGTGAAGAAGGAACACTATTCAAACTACCTCCTGGAGTAATTGCCATAATATATTTTTTTTTAAATTGTTAATTAATTTTTCTTTCTAATTTTAAAAGATCTATTTTTAATTTCAGAAGAAGATTCACCTAACACCTTATACTTAACACCCCCAACATTAGTTTCGCCATGAGTTTTTCTAGGTTCTAGGTTAATGTTTTTATCTCTAGCAACTTGACCTTTGATTGCATCTGCTCTACCTTGCTCATAAAAGTGCTTGGCAATAGCGTCTGCATTCATAGCTGTATATAAAGATTTATGATAACCTTCAGTATCTTCAATAGTTGATTTATCTTCACCAACAAACTTGTCGAGGAAATTATTGATATTACTTTGAGTTGTCTTTACTTTATTAACATCATTAACATTATACCGATATTTTTTATCTCCAACATTGTATTCAAAACCTTTGAAGTCTTGTCCAAAGAAACTATCAGTCTTATTTAAAAATGTTCTCTTGCTTTTTTCAGATAACTTTTTCTGACCTTTTTGATCTTCATTGTATTTATGATAAAAATTAATAGCATCTTGTTGTTCTTGAGTCAACTTTGACCCAGCTTTAATTTCATCATAGTATTTAGACTTTTGCCTGTCTAAGTGGGCTCTAGCCTCGGCAACTTGCTCTTTGAGGGCTATTTTCTTTTTACGTTTAGTTCTATCATCATCTAACTCATCATCATAACTAAAGGTATCTTCCATTAAGAAGTTTCTTTCTTCAGCTGTTAAATGAGGTTTAGTAGATCGATAGTATTCATCTAACACATCAGAGTCGTCCATTTTAGTAACATCTCTGTTTAGGTTTACGTAGTCTTGTAAATCACCACCTGTTTCATCCATAAAATCTACAAGCTTTTGTATATTCTCTGGTAGTGGCTCTCCAGTTGCGATAGCTTCTTCAACCGCTTCTTCAACCGTCTCTTGTACCTCTTCTACCGCGTCTTCAGTAACCTCTTCCATTACTGGTTGCTCTGTAGATTCTTCTACGTTTTCTTTTTCTTCTTCAACAATCTCTTCTTTTGGTTCAGGCGGTGGAGCGTCTAAGTTTACCTTGATAACATCTGGATCATCAGCACTATCAAATTTAGTTTCGTCGATTACCTCTTCTACCGCTTTCTCTAAAGGTTGTTCATTTTGTTCTTCGGTTACTTCTTCAATAACCTCTTTGTTTTCTTCTGCCATAATAAAATTTTATAAAATATTAAAAATAAAGATTACAGATCTAAACCTGCATCCCCTGTAATTATATCATTACCTGATGACTCAAACTTTTTAAGTGGTTCACCCCCACTTCTTTGAGCAATCATTTCTTTTTGCCTATCAGCTTGCATGTTAACTCTCTGATCTCTTCTGTCTTCTCTTCGTGCTTCAAGCTGAGAACTAGCACCTTGTTTTATGTTTTGTAATCTAGAGTTTAATTCAAACTCAAGCTGCATTAAATCTTTTTTAACTTCAGCTTCTTGCTGTAAGTATTTTATCTTTAATTCGTTTTTAGTACTCTCTAGTTGAGCATCAGCTTGTGTTTTAGCTTGGTTCTTTTGCACTTCAGCTTGTGCTGCAGCTTGCTGTGCTTGTTGGTTTGCTTGAGACTGAGCTTGAATATTCTGCTGTTGCATTGCCTGATCTCTCTCTTGTTTTCTTTTTCTTTTAACTTTTAACAATTGATTAGCTAGTTTTATATTTCTAACGTTTCTTAAATCAATCGCATCGTCTAAATCTATGGACTGTTGAGCTAGTGCTGCTTGAATATTATTTTCTAGTAATTGTTTTTCTTCTTCATCAGGTAGTAACTCTATGAATATACCAAAGTCATATAAATGTAACTCTGACATTTCATCTAGTGTAGCAACATTGTGTGCACCTAAAGCTCTTATGAAAGCATCTTTTGTTGGTGAGTATTCAATTATATCAGCTATACGTAAAGAAAGACACTCTGCTACCTCAGCAGTTATATATAACATTGACTGTAGTATATGTCTTGTCGCTGTATTAGAATTTGCTGCTGCTATTTTTTGTACACCAACTAGAGCGTTACGATCCGGTGTGCTAGCATCTCTAGCTTCATTCAATCCAGTCACATCTCTAATCATTTGTAAATAGTAGTTGTAAGTAGTAATTAAACTTTGTAGTTTACCACTATTAACACCGTTGTTTATTTGCTGTATTGGTACTTTACCGGGATTCATATCACCTTCAGAAGTAAAACTTCTACCAACAACACTACCAGTTTGAAAGAACATATTTAAAGCTTCTTGTGGATTATAGTTTGTTCCATTACCTAAATCAACTTCAGCTAAACCGTCAACATCTAAGTAAACACCATCAGGAACCATACGTGCCATTACTTGTTGTAACTTTAAATGTGTTAGCTGTATCATATCAGCAAAACTAGTTATTCTACCAACTAAACTTTCTATTCTTCCTTCATATATTCTCGGTGCTACAATTTGATAATTCATTTTTACATTAGAAAAATCAGAGTCTGTACGCATCATATTATCACACATCTTCCAAGTTAATAGTTTATCAGCACCAACAACATACACACCTTCATATAAAACCTCTATAACTCTTTCTAGTTTACTAAACTCACCTTCTTTATCTTTAGGTGGATTAAATGTATCATCTTTTTTTATAACTTTATCAGCACCAGTAGCTAACTTCTTTAGTTTATAAACATCATTCATATGTGTCTTATAATTAAAATATAAAACTTGAACTTTATTTTTATCTCTATTTGTTACGTAATCTAAAGGATAAGCATATTTATCTGATAATTCTTTTATTTCTTCTTCGGATAAACTAGGAAATTGTTTGACTAATTCATTTATTGGTAATTCTTTTATTTCACCAATATAATATACGTCATCAAAATAAGGTGACTCTGTGTGAGAATACACTAAGTCAGTTGGATCAACATACTCCGCTTTAGCTCCACTGCTAAAATCAAATGTTGTTTTAGTTGCACCAATACCTAATACAGTTAAATCGTATAAAACTCTTCGTCTAATTAAATCATAATCACTGTTCTCCATCAATACATTTAAAGCCTGCTCTTCGGCCATTTCAACAGCCTGCTTATAATTAAGCTGCATATGTAAAGCTAGTTCTTCTTCTGTATCGGGTAATTTATCTGGTTCATTTTCTGTAAGATCAATATCAAATTGTTGCATGGCTATTTGATCAAACTTCTTAGCTCTAATATCTCTAAGCATAGATTCCATATACTCAGTACGTTTACTAACACCATAAGCATCTTGTGAAAAACAATTTATCTCATAGTTTCTTTGAGCCATACCGTTAACAACGATATCAACAAACTTAGGTATAATAGGCACTGGTTTCCAGTCTAAGTTTAAATAAGATAAATCACCATTTATAGATAATTCATTTTTGTACTTTTGTATAGGTTGTTCACCTCTAGCATATAATCTTAGTGTATGAAAGTTGTTTTTATGACTATTATATTTTGATGTAGTTCCTGAAAACCACTCGTGTCTTATAGCTCTTGCTACTTTTAAACCATAATCTTCACTTAGCTTTTCTAAATCGCTAACAGCTTGTGATGGAAAATGTATAGAGTGTTCTTGTCTCATATTTTATTTTTAATTATCTTAGATGAAAATCCAGCGTTATTATATTTTGATATGGTTAAATTTAATGGTTCTCTTTTTTGTTTTGGATTTGGTCGGTATAAATGTCTGTTGCAAGCCATTACTGCTAAGCCGGAACTTATAGAGGCATCATGCCTTGTTCTTCTATTTATATCAAACTTTGACCAGTCGTTTAATGTCTCATTAAAATACATAGTACCATAAGTACCATCTTCTAATAAACCAACATGATCGTTGATATACATTTCAATTGCAGCGGCATGAGCTTGCTTTATATCTTCACTAGAGTTTGGTATACCACCAACTTCTTTTTCTGCTGTTGATAATTTATTCCAAACTTTATCAGGTCTATTCATACTAAAAGCTCTATAACCTCTTCTACGTAAATAGTATAATAACCTTGGTTTGTTATTCTCAGCAAGTAGTGGCATACCATAAAATACTAATGCCATTAAAACATCTTCAAAAAATATTTCAGCTGTTTGTGGTCTTGCTATATATTCAAGGAAAAAAGTATTTGCTGGGGCGTCTTCCATTGAAAACTTTGTTAATCCGTGCAAAGCTCCTTTTGATCCTCGTTTATCTACTGTTCCAGATATATCATATGAGTCACAACCAAATGCACCCATGTGTTCATTACCTGGATATTTTACGCCATTTTTTAATATAACGTTATTTTGTAATTTACCTCCTGGTACCCAACTTACTTTAAATCTACCATTTGGATCTGGGTTAAAAGTTACCATTGTATCTTTTTTACCACTAGCCCATTGAAAGTTACCAGTTGTTAACACCGAAGAGTTTCTATTTCCTTCATTATAATCTATTTGCTCGTATATCTTTATAAGATTAAATAAACTATTTTTTGTTTCGTCCCTAAACGCATGTTCTTCTGTTCTTGGAAACTGACGGTAAAATTCATTTAAAGCGTCTTGGTCGTCTTTCATTCCTTCAGCTTCATTGTCCCAATGGTTTATAACTCCTTGTTCTATTTCTAATCCATGTGGATCAAATGTTTGTTGTTCAGGATCAGTGAACACAGGTCGTCCGAATTCATCAATGAATCCCTCGTAATTCCATTCCATAGGAATAAACAAAGAATATAATCCCGACTTAGTTTGTCCATTTCTGTTTCGCTTGGTAACATCTGAATCATTATATAAATTTTTAAAGTTATCACCTCCTTTATCTAATGCGTTAGATGTACTTCCCATCATACACTTGCCAACTATTCTACTACCCAGTCGTAAACACGTTTTTGTAACTCGCCAGTTGTTTTTTATATTATCAGGTCTTTCCCACTTACCACTCTCATCATGAACTAATAAACTTAGTTTTTCACCGTCATAACTATTATCACCTGTATTTTTCCAATCTATAGTTGTATCTAATCCTTCAACATCATCCATTTCTTCACGTTCACGTATTTTTTTACGAGTAAACTTTTTCGCTGGCACTCTGTAAGCGAGCTCGGACTTTGGCCGGTCCATACCGTCCTGTATTGGTTTGAAGAAGAAAGGGTAATTTAAACTAATCGGTACTACCTTGTCGGTAAACATTTTCTTTGCGTCAGCACCGGTTTTAGACAATATCCCAAATCTACTATCACTAGCTAATGTGGCTAGGTTAACAGTTTCAGCTGAACTCATAAAAGAAAAACCAGAACGTCTATTTTTTAAATAGCACATACCGTAACTTCTTTTATCTGCTTTACAAGCTTCCCAGAATATAAAGAATAATCTATTTGCCTCTCTAAAATCTGGTGCACCAACATCTATTTTACTCCACTGTAAATACATGTAGTGTGTTCCTGTTATATAGGTTGGTTCACCGTTGTTAATGAACCAGAAACCTTCTTCTCTTCTTTTAAACTCTTCATCTATATATTCATAGTGACTTTGTTTAAAATCATCTGGATAATCTTGCCAGTCAAATACAGTTTTAATTTTCTTAAAAGCTGGATTAGCTGGAAATTGTTTCCATTTTTGCTCTTCTTTTTTATTACTACAAGAATATATTTTTTTAGGTTGATTAGGTAAAGCTATTTGCAAACCTTGTATTTCTATAATATCACCAATCATACCTGTCTTAGATATAACAACAACATCATTTTCTTTGTTATATCCATACTCCCACTTTTTAGATTTGTTTAATCTTTTTATGGTAGTTAGTTTTACTGGTTCTACTATTTTATATAAACTTTGTTCGTAATTCATTTTGATCTACCTTCTGCAAAGCCTTTAAATGTTGTTTCCTTTTTTTCTTCTACCTTACCTTCAAGCATATTCTCTTCTTCATTTATACGATTAAGTATTTCAAAAGCATCGAATATAGCTAGCTTTTTAGTAGCAGCTGCATTTTTTAATCTGTCAGCTGATATATCGTCGTCTGAATCAACAATAGGTTCTTTAGCTACTTTAATTAATTCTTCAACCGCTTTTTGCCCAGCTTGGATTATACTCTTCTTCGTTTTCTTTATATTCATATTTAATTGTAATAAATTTATTCATAACCCTATATAATCTTTCTCCATTAACGACAAACTCGTATTCCATGCTAGGTGCAAAACCAACTAGCTCTTCCTTATTAAAGCTACCATCAGAGTACTTGATAATACCAATTAGTGGTCTTTCTATTTCTACATCTAAGCTATCAATAGACTTTAGCGGTTTAACAAAACTATAACCAGGCATAGCAGACCAATCTTTTTTTTTATATAAATATATTTGATCTTGTGATATTATATACTTGTCTTCTTTAAAATAAGATCTACTATTCTTTTCTCTACCCTTCATATCGTGCCATCTTCTAAAGACATTGTGATGTACTATTACTTCATCACCTACGTTTAAAGGTGATTGAAACAATAGTGGAGTAGCGATTATCTTTGCAAGTCTGTTTATATATTGATGATTAAATATTTCAGTGTTTAATATCAACTCTTGTTCTCCAACCTGTACACTATTATTATAGCGATCACCCACAGGAGAAACAATATAATCTTTATATGCATTCATTAGTACTCTAAGTTATACTCAATTGATATAGCCATGTTTTTATTAAAATCTTTCCAAGGTATAACAACCTCTTGTTTTCTAATATAAATACAGTACTTATCCTCTTCTTCTATTATATCACAGATCTTATGACCACCATAAACCTCTTGCTCTACAGCGTAGTGCATTGAATCGTTTTTGTAGTCTTTACCTATGGTAATTTTTCTTATTATATTATTTTTCATCTCCATCCCAATTAATGGTTCCATCAGCTATGTTTATATCAAACGAGCCATACTCTGTTGAAAACATATCTTGCATTTCAATTATTTTGTTTTGAGATAAAACTAATTCATGAAGAACATTATGTTTTTGACTTTCTAATTGACCTACTTTAAATTGTAGACCATTAACTTCATTTACAACTTTTTGTAAATCTTTTAAATGTTCGTCAGATATTTTATCTACTTTAGGTTTTAATTCAACCGTTTTTTCTTTTTTTGCCATTTTATTTAATTTTATTTAATTATTAATTATTTATCTTCTATAAACTGTAGCGCAATAGTTTTTCATGTAGAATGTTGCTCCAGTTCGTGGTCTGTCACCAGGGCCAAAACCAATCTCAACATTTCTTCCCCCGCCGTATTGTAAACCAACACTACCCGGTACATTCATAATACTAGTTGTATTTAGGGAGAACACATCTGAAGAGGTAGGATTCAACCAACTTCCTTCAATCCTAACTTGAATATTATCTGTCCCATCCCAATGATCGTCAACGCCATTGTGATATATGTATATATCAAATTCAACATCAATTAAGTCCCCAATATATGGAGGACCAGGGTTTGAAATACTTCCGTGAAAACTAAACGGACTAGGAGCAAGTTCTCTTCTTATATTACCACCTTGAAGAATAGATTGATTAGCTCCATAAACTACCTTTAACCAACCATCGGAATTAGGCGCACTTCCGCCAACATCACTATATGGGTTATTATTACCTGTTATAGTTGGTGTCCCGTTATGATCAGCTGGTGCTCCCTTTATCCAACCATCAGCATCTTGAGTGAAATCACTACAGTATTCAGCTACAACATACTTATCAATATAGCTAGAGTATGTTAAACCTGTTGATAATCCTAACATTAGTAACCTATATAAGCAATTACTTTTCCACTATCTAGCAGTATACTAGTCCATCTACCGTATATTGTTAGTCCCTTTGGAAATACCTCAGAACCAGTAACCGCACCTCCATTGGCGTCTATACCAGTTGAAGCTGTTGAATCGTTTACAAAAATAGTGTCATCTTCTGATGTTAAGCCAGCTGAATCAAACACTGTATCTTCTAAAAATTGTATAGCTACAAAAACAGCATTTTGAGTTTTAAACGTACTGTTCGCAACATCTCTACAAGTAACAGCATTAGCTGTACCTGTTATAAGTATTGAACCCATTTGTCCAAATCCGTATTCTATTGTATTGTTTTTAAATCCCATATTTCATTAACAATTTTGTGTTGCTACTACTACTCCAGCGCTATTTATTTCTAAAGTTTTAAATCTACCTCCACCGCCGTCAACCTTGTAAAAACCAGCTTCAAATGAATTTGGAACACGTGCTCTTTTACTAGTGTAAACTATATCGTTAACAGCTGGAATAGCACTACTACCATTATGGTAAAACGTCTCTCCTAAAGGTGTACCAGAACAAGATGCTGGGTGATTTGCAGCACTTCTTCCACAATTAAGAGTTCTGTAGTTTATTGCGTTTTTAACTTCTCTACTTTTTTTAATTTTAGTGGCCTTATTTTTTCCTCTAGCTTGAGCGCTACTATTTGAAGTACCTAATGCCATTACTTAGGACCGTAATATACAATTATACCACTAACGTAATCATCTGTTCCACTATCTGGATTATCTGAGTCTGCTAGTTCTACTCTACTCCACCTGCCGTATATAGTTACACCTTCTGGAAAAGTAACATCGTGACTAACGGGAGCTGATGTTACAGCATCACCATCATTGTCTTCTCCGTTTGCTAAAAATTGAGTACCACTTCCAAAGTAAGAAACACCATCATCTACAGATGCACTACCAGATGCGACATAAGTATCATCCGCAACTAACTGCTCAAACTTAATACTTTCTAACATTGTTATTGCTACTATTACTTTTCCTGTTGGAGCATATAGGGCTGTACCTTCTGCTCTTAAGTGACCACTTCCATTTTGACTAAAATTGTAAGCAACTCCTTGTGAATTTATTCCCATAATTTATTTATTATTTTGTTGTTCATTTTTCTTTGACGATCCGCCGAAAAAGAAATCGACCACCGTATTAACCTTAGCGCTCATAGCACCAAATATTGTAGAGATAAAACTTATCTCAAATTCTCCTAACTCTAGATCACCCATTACGAAGTATCTAAACATCATAAAGCTTAATCCAAAGTACGCGATTGTAAATAACGTCGCAAGTATCTTTTGAATAAGTGCATCGTCTTTATACATATCACGAGCGCTCTTCCTGTCTTCGACCTCTTTGTTGAAAGCTTCAGTTTCGGCTTCAAGTAATAATTTTCTAAGAGCGAGCTTCGCTTCATCGCGCTCTTTGTCTGTTGTAATAACCTTGTCAAGTATTCCTTCTGCATTGTCTACTACTTTGCCGAATAAGCCACCTATAAATTTTCCTATCATCTTTCATTATCTTTTATCATATCATCGATAGACTTATTCATTACCTTATCGGTGTATGACTTGTTATTAAAAAATATACTCTTCTCTGATGTTGGTATATCCTCTTCACCCAAGAGTATTCTATATATTCTACTTATTAAGTGCGAACACTTAAAGGAGGTTTTGAATACAGAGTATTTGATGGTTGTTCTATTTCTGTGTCTCC